GAGAACCTTACCATCTTCCCTTCTGATTGGCTTACCAGTGTCATCAAGCTTGCTCATATTGCTCACAAATACACGCCTCATCGCTTCATCCAAATCCATGTTCATATATGCCGCCATTTGATAACAAACAAAAACGAGATCGCTCAGCTCCTTGAGTAGTTCAATTTTGCTGCCAATGCTGAACTCTTTCTCCTCGCACTCTGCGCAAGCAGACATCACCTCGTAGTATTCTTCTCTAATAAGTCTCTTTTGAAGCTCGAAGCCTGCAATGGAAAGATCATTCTTGAAGTCAAACGCCTCCCTGAAGGCAATTGCCTGATCATACAGGCTCAATGATGTGTTCGACATGAAAGTGTGCGTAAAAAGAAAGGCCCCAGGGAGGGGCCTGTGAAAACTACCGAAAGAAGGCGAATCAGTTGATCAGATCACAGATCGAGATCATCATCACCTTCTGCTTCGCCGGCCTCATCGTCGGTCATCGCGGTCAGCACGATGCGGCCAAATTCGGCTTCCACCTTCACCTTGCTGCCAGGGGCAAAGCCGGCAACGGAGCCATGGCGCCCACCAACCACGATGTTGCCATTCTTTACCACGGTGACAATGGGTTTGCGGCCCCTGCGAGCGGTAAAGGCACGCTTGGCCGGAGCCAGTTGAATACCGTTGGCAACAGCAATTGCTTCGTAGAATTGCGGTTTGTGCAGTGTGGTCTTGGTTTCGCCGGTTTCAGGGTCGGTGGTTTTGGTGTAAAAACCTGCCTGGAAAATCAGCTCATCAGCGGGGATTTCTTTGTTTTGCTTGACAAAGGCAAGCAGTTCGTCCCCGGAGAGGCGCTCGCCTTTCTCCTTCACGGGCTTGGCTGCAGCCTCGGTTTCGAGGGTTTCGGGAGTTTCGAGAACTTCAGTGGACATTTCAGCGGAATCGGTGGTTGGGTTGAGATCGTTTTCTTCTGTAGCTGGTTTGCGGCGGGGCATCGATCGCCTTTGGTGGAACTCCGTAATAGTAGCAGCTCAGATGGCATTCTTGCAAGTTGATCGCGTCAGGACATCAGAAGGCGAATCGAGGCCTCTGCCCGTTGCACGTCAATTCGACGCACGGAAACCCAGGCTCCAACCGGCTGAGCTTGCGTGAAATAAAGCTTGGCTCCGCTACCAATGGCGATAACGTCATCATCCAGGTAGCACACTCCGGTCAAGGCATCACCGATTGCCCGAAGCATCTTGTCACAGTCTTTTTGGGAGCTGTGAAAGCATGGAGCATTGTATCTCAACTCGCCTCTGCTGTCAAAATGAGCCTTGGGGCGAGGCATGAAGAAAAAAGCGTCAAGGATGAAATGGCCTTCGAGGTCCCAGCCCTCGGGCCTCATCAGTCGCCCCATGCGTTCCACGTCGTAGCGCCAGGCCGCCAGATTGGGGTCCTGTTCCTTCATGTTGGCGATGGCCCTGGGCTTGCCATCCTTGCCTTTGATCAGCCGGGGGAGGGCAACCTTTGAGCCCTGGGAGGCCGGCTTGCCTGGGACGAAGAAGCTATAGCTCATCGTCACTGTCTCCCTCAAAACATCTCGCAGTGTATCGCTCAATTGCTTCATTGATCTTGTAGACCTCTATCAGCTTCATGATAAGCGTCCTGTTCTTGAGCTTGTCAAGCCTGGCATTTAGATTCCTGGCCAGAGCCTCAATGTCTTTGTGCGTTGGGTTTTTGTATAGCCTGATAGGGGTGAGGGTTTTGGGTTTTTCCATATAGCCTTCTTTTTCGTAGGCCTCTGGAATGCTTCGGTACTTGCGATTAACCCCTATGAACTTTAGAATTTCCGGGTGGGTATTGTAGATTATTTTCATCATATTCAAATAAGCCCATTTCTTTTCTCGCCCCCCTCTCATCTGGTAAACGGCGATCTGAAGCCTTCTGTATTCCCAGTAGTGATCAGGAAACCTGAAAGACTTTTCGTCTTCCAGCTTCAGCCAGTCAAGAAATGCACGCAAGTTTTTGTCTTTTGTTTTTTTTATGTCTAGCTCAACACACATGGATATGAACTCTGGCATATTTTTGATGCCGAGCCCATAGTGAAAGCTATACATGAAATCCTTAATGCCAGAAAGCTTGACATGCTTTCCTCTGAGTGTTAGATACCCGAGATACGTCTTTCTTTTTACAATTTCAACCATTGCCTCAAAGAAGAGGGGCGACGGTTGACCGTTCATGACATTTGCCAGATGCAGCCTTGCGTTTGAAACAAGGCGTGCATCGTATAACTCGTCGTGGTTCTCACCAAACTTGCCCATTCAGCCCTCCGTCAGAAGCTTCTCCCTCAGCTCGTCAATACTACCGTCGTTGATAATAATACGATCAAATCCATCCCAGTCATTCAACCGCCCCTCTGATTGATGGGTTTCCCGATTTTCCACGCCAGGGCGAATAACCTTCCATACTTGCCCACCCATTGACTTGACAGCCTGGGCTTCGTTCTCGAAACGAACGTCATCAACACAAACCAGTGGATAGTTCTTGGCCCGCATCTTCCATATCTTAATCCACACGTCCTTGTGTATTATTTCTCGCCCCCAGTCAGTCCCAATTGTTTGCATTATTTTCCTGACCGTAACATTAAGATCAGGAAGAATAAAGTCTTTGTTGTAAACAAGATGACATGCTTGTTCATCGCTGTATCCCATTCCTTTGAAAAAGGCGAGGGACATTTGTTTCAAAGGACCCGCAAAGCTGAGGCACTGATATTTTTTCTCCTCAAGAAGGATTTGGGCGATTGTTGATTTGCCGGAGCCGGGGGCGGGACTATAGAGTCCGATGATGGGTGATTCCATATAAGTTAGAGATGGATACAAGAAAGCCCCCGATTGGGGGGGCGCTCTCGCTTGGACTTACTAGACGGCGTTCCTTAATGTCGCCCAGAAAGCCTGATTTGGCCAGGGACTGCGACACTCTGCGATCAGACCGTAGTATCAGCACATCTTTCATGTTCCACCGCATAGCCCGAGCAGTGGTGAAATCAATGCAACGGAGGAAAGCCACATCCCTCAGATGGATGCTACTATGCCAAGTGTAGCTTAAATATCAGAAGGGAACTTCTTCTTCGCTTACAGGAAGCGGACGCAGCGGGGCAGGCGCATCGTCAAGATTGCCGCGAGCGGGAAGTGTAAAGCCAGCACCGCTCATATACAGACATGTGTACTTGGTGCCATCCTGCTTGGCTTTTTCAAGAGCAAGCGAAATTGTGCCGGTAACCGTCACCTGATCGCCATCATTGATGTATTTCTCAATGGTGGCCATCCGCTTGCCATAGAACTTGGCATTGACGTAGAAGCCGTGCTTTCCGCCTTCACCTTTTGTGCGAATGCTGATCGTGCAGCTTTCGCCGTAATCCCCACTTTCGATCTTTGGCTTTCCTGAGACGTAACCGGTTGCAGTTAGTGCGAGCATTTGAAAACAGTGCGAATAGTGTTAAGAGGAGATTTCCTCCTTCACTTCAAGAATGGGGCGAGGAAAGGTGGTGCCGACGAGTTCACAGTAAGCTTCAAATCTTTCTATGAAACCAAGGACAGCCTCCTTGAGCTTTGCCCTGTCGAGAACGTGAAGCTGAGGCTCCCTCCAGTCGTAACTCACGCATATTACACCCTGAGTGATGAGACTGTCAAACTGCCCAGCCTTGACAGCAATATTGTGGGCCAGGGCATAGGCCCCCAGCTGCAAAAATGCAGTATTATACTTTGAACGGGGCTTTGTTTTCTTGGCCTTTTTTTGATCCTCGAATTCTTTGTACGACCTGACCGTCTTCCAGTCCCAAATTGTATATTGACTGTCCCACCAAAATCTTGCATCGGCTGTTCCTGCAAAGCCTTGAGGGCAAAATAGTACACCTTCCAGACAAAAATCACTCAGCAGTTTACCGCCTTTCGTGTTTTGCTCCTTGATCATCTCAAGAAGCGGGGCGATGAAATGAAGATATTCGTGAATGTTGTAAGTTACAATATCTTCGTATGTTGCTTCATCTTCATGTCCAATTGTGCTAATTCCTAGCAGATTGCACTCAATCTCAGCGTGTATGATCTTGCCCCGACGCTGAGCATTTTGAACGATTTCCTCCCAGTCAGGCTGCTGCCTCCTCCAAAACTGAAGCCCTTTTGCTTTGCTGGGCTCAAATATTTCACTCGTCGCCCCCAGGATTGTGCTTACAGAAACGTACTCCTGTTCATCCTTGAGATAGAAACCTGAAGTAGGGTGAACCATTCACGCCCTGCAAATAATTACAAGGAAAGCAACTGCTGCAAGAGTGCAGATGAAGGTGGCGACTTCTTCTTTTGTAATCGGGCGCTCAGTCATGCTGCTCTTGCGATGGCTTCCAGGCAGAGGTGTGGGCCCAGCACTCATGCTTGCGCACTCCCTTCCAGTGCATTAAAAGCCCTGGCTGCTTACCCCAAAGTACCATTCCATGCAAGTCTGCGTCTTTGAGTTGGGGGAGTCTGTCGTCAATCCAAACACTCATGGTCTTTGAACTGTCTCCAGCGAAGGTCTTCTCGTCATACTAAGAAAGCCACAGCCTTTCTCACCGCATCCACAAACAACGTATTGTGTGCGCAAAATATCACAAACTTGAATCTCCCCTCTTTTGACCATAGAATTAAAAATGTTTTGAGATCTAATAGCTGAAACAATATCAGCTTTTTTCATCCAGCGTCCCATGATAGTCTTACCGTTGTGAGTAGTACATTTCATGTAGCATGACATCATCATTTATCACTTGCCCCTCCTCAACCCAATTTTCACCCTGTTCAATATGGAATTGTTTGTCAGAGTGATGCGGTTGCATTACAAGGTCAATCGCACATGGAAAACCGCCTGCCATTCCATCAAATATGTTTAATATGGAAAAAACTAGGCCATCGCACATTTGTCGAGGAGTTCGATCATTTACTTCTGACCAGTAACGCGCCATGACTCTGCAATGGTCAAGAAACAGTTCGCGCATTTCTTCCTTCGTGCGTGCCCTTGGTTGTGACTCATTGAATTGTGTCATTTTATCCGCGTGAGAAATTGAACGTAGTGATGCAAAGCTGCAATTCTATCTATTAATCGTCCGCCCCAAACAATTCAGCGGCCGAACGCTCAAGTTCTTCAATGCTGTTATTGCGGGGCTTCTCAACAATCGGGGGGTGCAGAATCTGATCACCCTTGCTGTTCTGGCCAGCATTGAAGCGCTCGACCAGCGCCGGCTTGGCGGCGTCATAGACCTGCTGGGCCTTGGAGTCGGCAATCTCAGCGAAGCTGTCGGCCTTGCAGAGCACCAGGACGGTCTTGGCCCCGAATGCGGTCAGGCCCATGTCGTGCAGCTTGATCTCCAGGAGGCGCTGGATGGGCTCTTCGACGGCCGGGGCAACGCTGTCACCAGGGCTGAAGGAACGGCGGCCCTTGGGCTTCTCTGCGGGGGCTGGGGTGGGCTTCACCTCAGGCCTGGCAGCCTCGGGCTCGGAAGCAGTGCTCTTGGCAGCGCCCAGGGTGGCGTCCAGTTCATCATGCTCAACGATTTCCATTGCCGTCACCCACAGGTAACGACGAAGATATGTTTGAACCGCCCCAAGATTTTGAATATCATGCGCCCCCTTGAGAGAGGCGGATGACATGGGGCTGTTGATTACGATCTTGCTCTCCAGGTTGTCGCAATCAAAAATACTGAGAGTGGCTTCCTTTTCGCTGTAAGAAACAATACCGCAAAGGCCGATGTCTGCAAAAATTGCCTGAACCGTGGGAAGAAAGTCGCCAAGCTCGAAGTAGTTATAGCCAGCGAACTTGTTTCGCCCCGTCTTCTTTAGCTCGCTGCCCTGAAGTCGAACTCGGGCTTGGTTGAGCTTCGCGTAAACGTTGCTGGTGCTAGTCATTCTGCTTTTGTTCACCAGGTGAATAATACAGCATCCCCTGGCAGCCTGCATAATAGACGAAGGGGGCGGAAGCGTCAAGCCTCGTTAGGGACCGATGGCAACCAAGGGCAGCACAAATCT